GAGAGCGACAAGGAGATCGCTCGCAATCGCAAGCGTAAACTCTCCTACTACAGCAACATCTATGTCGTCAAGGATTCTGCTAATCCTGACAACGAAGGCAAGGTGTTCCTCTACAAGTATGGCAAGAAGATCCACGACAAGGTTCTTGCCGCAATGCAACCCGAGTTCGATGATGAAACCCCTGTCAATCCTTTTGACCTGTGGGAAGGTGCTAACTTCAAACTGAAGATCCGTACCATTGGTGGTTATTGGAACTACGATGCTTCCGAGTTCGCAGCACCTTCTGCATTGAGTGCTGATGATGACGAGATGGAACAACTCTGGAAGCAAGCATACAGTCTGGAAGCATTCACTACTGCCGATCAATTCAAAGCATATGATGAGATCGAGAGCCGTATGAATACTGTGCTCGGTGTCTCACGTCCTGTCCAACAGGCACAGTACGAGGAGGATGAGGATCCTATCCCTACCACTGGTGGGTTTAACGCTCCTGATATCACCCCCAAAGCACCAGCACCTACTGTCTCCACTGGTGAGTCAGACGATGACGATGCACTCTCATACTTCCAGCGACTCGCTGAAGAATGATAAGATTAACGGGGGGTCACACCCCCGTTTTTTTAAGCTTAACTGAAATGTAGTCTGAAGATTTGATGTACTTGTTTTTAGACTTAAACTCGTTGATAAATCCTGGAATCAAATCACCCTTCAGGATATAAATTTCTCTTTTCTTTTCGTTCTCTTTTATCTCATGCTCTAGTGCAGTCACTGCATATGATACAGAACTACCTGGCACCGTTACATTGGTAGACCCATCAAAGTATGTGAAAGAACTGTCGTAGAACTTCTTCGATACTTTTAGACCACCCTCTAGAGCAACAACTTTTTTCCTTTGATAACTTTCATCAGAGATCATTGTCTGATCAGTCTTTACTTCCCTGGTCTCGTAGTATAAAATCTCGGAGTAAGGATCATCATATTTCTTTTCAGCATACTTCCTCACAGTATACTCATCCATTGGCCAATCAAACAGAGGATTGACTAGGTTGTTTGTGATTGCAATGATCCAATCAAAGTTTGGATTGTCGTAGAATTTTTCAGCAACATTGTCGAGGCGTTCTCCCTCTATGATTGCATACTTATTGTAGTACAATGCATAATCAAAAACATCATCGTTTAGTTTGTATCTTCTGAAGAAGTTCTTTGCAGTTACAAAATCTGATTCCGAGAAAGGATACTTTACTGGTTTGACATCGTATCTGATGTCTGGGATCATGTTGAATAGCATTAGAAGGTAGCCTCCCCGTCTTTGATTTCGTCTGCGAAGATGAGTTTGGTTTCTTTAAATGTTACTGCCATCTCTACAGCAACTGGCATGCCACCTGTGTATGCAGCCCAAGAACCATCTGCAGTGTGGGTGAGATCAACCTGTGTGATAGCACATGGTTTGTACTGGGGTACATATGTATTCATGTTAGCTCCAGTCATGAACTGAACCTGTACAATTTTAGGTACAGTCATTAGTGACCCAGCTTTTCCTAGATCTCCTATCAGTCCACCGCCTTTTCCATCTGAAGATTTGCCAACACTACCACCAAAAGTAGGAAGCATTGCTCTCTTAAATGTATTGTAGATGGAGCGAATAGTATTACCTTCATCTTCTGATCGTGCCATCATCTTGAATCTTAATTGAAACCCTCTCATTTCTGGAGCTTCATACATCAGTTCAATGTTAGGGTTTATGATTGTGCCACTAACACCTTGCATCAATTGGGTTACACTAACGTTAGTTCCCAGTCCTTTGTTCATTGCTGCAACAGCAGCCTTGTACCCTGCTATCTTCATAAATCCTTTGAAGTCTTCTCCAGCAGTCTTGAGAGATGCACCAAAATCTCCATCTGAACCAACATTTGTCATTGCACTCGCGATGGTTGAGAAGAACGCTCCGAACCCAGCGCCACCCCAGTTGGCACCATACTGTCCTTGAATATCTTGTGGCATGTACATGACGATTGGTGAGTATCCTTTCGCCTTGGTCATGTCTGTGATAGATCCAGAATACTGTTTGTATCTAGCACCTAGAGATGCCGCTTCGGATGTGGAGTCACCTTTATTGTTCGACACTCCTTTGAACGCTGGTGTGTAATCAAAGAAAGAGAATGAAACATAATCAGTCTCCTTTGTCATCGGAGAATAGGATGGATACTGCAGTATATTAGGACTGGATGTAGTAATTGAGGGACCAGCGGTTCCTGGTCCTATAGTAGTTACCTTTCCTAGTCCTGCTTGCCTTGCGTCTTCTGCAGCTTGTTCAAGTTTCCCTTGTTTTGTCTTTGCGTGTTTCTTATTCAGTGCTGCCTGCTCCTCGGCATTCTCTCGGAAGTTTGGCATTACGTCACCATCTCCTTGTCTGATTGTTTACCATAACCTTTGATGATTCGTTGTGCTTTGATACGATCATTGTACTTGGATTCAGTCTCTTCCCACACAAGTTCTCTATCGTATGGTAGTTTGCCTGTACCTCTAGTCATGATAAAGTCTTCGACAGGTAGGAAGATAGAAGTCTCCCACTCATCTATGGCAAGATCTAGGAACTTACTTTCGCAGTGATTATAAAGATATTTATGCACCAATGTGATGGGCATGTCAATCAAACCTTTCTCTAGTTTCTGTACGATCTTTACTCTTCTCTTTGGTTTGATGTAGTGAAGGTTGGCACCATAGAATCCCTCCTGGTCTTGCTTGATAACATAGACGAGTGGAAACTTATCATAGTATGGCAACCACTTTGACTTTGCTTTGTATTCAAAGAAGTATAGGTGACCCTCTCTTACTTTCAAGCGCAGTAGATTTTCATCCTGCACCTGGTCACGCTCATCTCTTTTCTCTTGTCGTATTAGTTTGGTTGGTGTTGCCTCGTATGTTGCGGCTAGTTGTTTTACTTTACCCTTGTACCAACCAAGAGACTTCTTGTCTCCACCTGTAGCATCACTAACTTTCTCAAAGATAGTAGTATAGTTATTGGTTCCGAATCCTTTAGCCTTTTTTCTTACCATTTTGTTTTATCCCTAGGTGATCTTCGGTGAGGATAATAAATTTCATCTGCCTGTCCTCACAGAAGTCCTCCGCCGCTTCCCATTTGGCGCGATTCTTTAGGTAAGTTAGAACTTCTCTCTTCCAAGCAGCTGTCTTTCGTTTTGGTTTCTCATTCGGTTTTTGTGTTTGTTTCTTTGGTTTCACTTCGACCAGATACTTTGCAATTATATTACCACGACCCCTGACTTTGATATAAAAGTCTGGATAGTATCTGTGTACTCTGCCATCAGTAGGACAACGATAAGGAATAATTACTTCCTCGCTACCCCACTCAATGATGTTTCCATTATGATCACAGAAGTCCATGAACTTACGCTCCCACAAACTGCGATAAATAATGTTAGTGGGATTGCCCTTGTACTTTCGTGGGTAGGCTGGTTTATATTTTCCAGAGTAAGGCATAATGTTTCCGCACACCTTCCGTATCTATTTAGATGACTAAATCCTTGCATAATTTTTTGGTAGAGATGTCTGCTTACGGCGGCATGTCTATGACTAATGGTTATGATGTAGACTTTGCCTTCCCCGAGTCAGCATCGGATTTGAAATCAGCACTTGCTGTTGTCTTCCCAGAGTATGAAAAAGATGAGGGAATTCTGCACATCATGTGTGAAGAGGCACAACTGCCAAACTTACAGGCAGCAACTGGACAGTTGCAGGGCAGATACTTGGGAGAGAATCAAGTTCACTATCCATACGCTAGATTTTTTAGTGACTTGTCACTGACATGGATGTGTGATGCTAACATGACTCCACTCAAATTTTTTAATGCTTGGACCAACTATATCTTTAATGGTTCTGGCAAGGAAGTAATTGTAGAGAAGAAAGGTGTCAGACTAAAAGATCTCAAGAAAGAATCCCCATTGGCAAGAGAACGTGAAGTGAGGATGCAATTCCCATCCAAATACATGGCACAACTGAAGATTACCAAGACTGAAAAGGGTCCTAGTGCTCCGAATGAAAGAGCATCGATGATGTATATTCTAGAGGACTGCTATCCATACTCTATTGATTCTGTTCCTCTATCCTATGGCACCTCGCAGATCACAAAGGTGACTGTCAACTTCTACTATGCCAAGCATACTATTGTACACAACAACCTGAAGGGATACATTGGTGGCTCTGACTCTGGTGTCAGGAAAGCAATTGATCAGGCAGCACAAGATGCTCGTGATGCATTAGGGTTGAACTGAAATTGACCTTTCGGTTACCTGAATTCCGAAAAAAATTCCCCACCAAAAATTGACTCAAAAAGTCGCGCTAAATAAATATACGATTTGAACTCAAATATTCATGGCATTACCAAAACTTGGTGTACCACAGTATGAACTGAAGTTACCTTCTAGTGGAAAGACTATTAAATACAGACCATTTCTAGTAAAGGAAGAGAAAGTATTACTAGTAGCATTAGAGTCTGAAGATGAAAAGCAGATCATCAATGCTGTCAAGAATGTTCTTAAAGCATGTGTGATCAGTAGGATTAAGGTAGATCAACTACCTTCTTTTGATCTGGAGTATCTATTTCTCAAGATCCGTGCCGCTGCTGTCGGTGAGATGATTGAGATGAAAGTTACGTGTAATGATGACAATACCACACCTGTAACTGCAAACATTAACATCGATGATGTTGAGGTGTTCAGACCAGAGGGACACACTAACAAAATTATGTTGACGGATACCACTGGTATTATCATGAACTATCCTAGTATGGATAGGTTTATTCAGTCGCAGTTTTTAGAGAAAGGTATTGAAACTGACGAGATCTTTAACTTTATTGCTGATCATGTCGATCAACTGTTTGATGGTGAGGAGGTGTATGATTCTTCTACGACAACCAAGAAAGAGTTTCGTGAGTTCGTTGAGTCACTGACTACCAAACAGTTTGAATCTATCCAAGAGTTTTATGAGTCAATGCCTCGTCTTACTCATACATTTACTGTTACTAATCCCAATACAGGTAACGAATGTGAGTATACGATTGAGGGATTACAAAGTTTTTTCGGATAGCGGTCTTCCATAATAGTTTGGAGGGCTATTACAAGACTAACTTTGCTTTCATGCAGTACCATAAATATAGCTTGACAGAGATCGAAAACATGATGCCTTGGGAGCGTGAAGTATACACATCCCTATTGATTAATCACATCAACGAGGAAAAGAAAAAACAAGAGGCATCTCGGAGTAGTTACTAGTGAATTTTAACATCGATCCACCATTTCATGTAATGGACCCCGACCAACCGTGGTATGGGAAGGGTCGTCCTGGTGGAACAGCACACACTAGTAACACTTGGAAGGAATTACACTGGAAACTTACAGGTAAGACAAAACCTGGTGGCGGTAGTTATACATCAACAGTTAAACTGTCTGATGCTGACGCTGATACTGTCATTGCAAACATGCAGAAAGATACCCGAGGGTATCCACAATTTAATGAGAGTGGTCTTGGGTTTACAGATTATTATGAGGCGCTAAAAGAATTCCAAACCTGGTTGGTTGATCAGTATTTAGAGCAACCATTTAGGGAACAAGTTGACAGGAAAATTGAAGAGGAAGCAACTAAAGCAAGAGTTGCTGAAATTCAAGAGAAGAAACTGCCTAAAGTAGAAGAGAAGCAAGAAAAGGCAGATGAAGTAGAAGAAAAGATAGACGATGAGGCGGAGGAGATAGTAAAGGATGCAGAAGAGGAGGTAAAAGAGAACCTAGAACCTGCAGTAGAGGTAGTTGAGCAAGCAGTACAAGAAGTTGTTCAGCAAAGAGACCAGGAGCAACCAGATCTATCTGACATTGTAGATCTACTGCCACCTGGCATGCTAGAGGCAGTGAACAAGTCTCTGGGTAGTGACTATCAAAAACCAGAGAAGAAAAAGAGAGAAGCGACTGGTAATGTCACTAACAACAGGATTTTAAAAACAGTTGTTCAAAATCTTCAGAAAATTCAAGGACAACTTGATAGTATTGATAATGAACTGAAGAAACAGAACCTGATGATTTCTGATGCGATGGCAACAACCATCAGCAATCTGAATAGTATTGAGACGACACATTCTGGACTGAACGATAAGTTTGATGCTATTCTTGGTGCATTTGAAGCACAGACAGCAGCAAAGAAAGCAGAAATAGATGAACGCCAGACTGCTGTTGACAAAGCAATGGCGGCGGGGCAGGAAGATGTAGCTGACACCTTTGGCACCAAGAAGGACGATGGTCCTCCCAAAGGTGGAGGAGGTGGTCGCGGCGGTGGATTAAGCAACTACCTAAAGAGGTTTGCTAAATTCTTGTGGAAAAGGTTTGCACCTAAATGGTTGAGGTCACGTCTTCGTCTCTTGAGGATGAAGTTTGCGCCAAGCAATCTAAAAC